CCTCCTCCTTCTCCTCACACCTCGCACACACCTCAGACCATCCGCATTCCATCTACCACGTTCTATGCACGTCATTAAACAGGCTTGCAATCCACAATTGGACCAAGTCTTCTGTTGCCACATAGTGTTGGTAGGAGCTTACTTACTTTCGTAAGATGATCTTATTAACATGTCCCAGTGTGGGAATCCAGAGTTGCATCAACAACAGCGTCGGAATCCACGGTCTCTCTCTTCCTCAATTTCTCACCCACTCTCTAAATGCACTTATCCTCGACTCCTGCACAGGTCCCCCTTTTGTAAACAAGGGGACCACACTTGCACGCCTCACCTCCTCAAAGCACCTATCGCTCTTAACTCTGTGGTACCCACCTGCCTTATGATCTGCCTCTATCCGCCGTAGAACACGTCGGTTGAAAGCAATCAAAGACTTGGTGATAAGGTCATCCTCAGTCAAGTGAGCGTTATATAGCACTTTCACCCCCACCTCCAACCACCCCTCCCATACGATGGCTATGTACGCCTCTCCGTATGTCTCTTCTCCCTCATAGCTCATGTAACTCCTCTCTGTCACAAGGCCTCCCCCTTCTATCTCCACGACCAAATTCAACAGGTCCTGGTGAAACCACTCCTTCTCCCTTCGGAGTCGGACTGGGTTCACTGCTGCCTCTTGGAGCGCGTGATAGCCGAAGTGACGGTCTTTGTCTGTGTATTCCTCTAACTGTACCATACCCAAACCACCCATATAGGTGGGTAGGAACCATGGACCCTTAAATGAGTCCAGGGTTTCCCTGTATGTATATATAAAGAAATCACTCATCCTCTTTTGTAAGGAGGGTGGGCTGGTCTCGACTAGTTTTCTATGTAACACCCCAAGTTCGCTTGGTGGTGCTTTATATTTATCCTCAACCCAGGTATCCCTTGTCAGGAGCCCTAGGTTTATGTATTTTACTAGTTTCCAACTCTCGCCCTCCACAACAAAAGTGTGGGAGTTCATGCTGCCGAACGTTGCACTATCATAGGTCTTACCCAACGATTTCTCGAAACCGAATTGCTTAGCAATCGATTCCCAGATCCTCGGGAAGTCGCCCTTGTGGTATGGCGTAAAGCAGTCATCTCCATTTATCACTCCAGGAAAATTTTGCAAACTGACTGGGCGGTCCTCAGAAATCTCTAAGGACATCCTCATCAGAGTGAAATTGAGCACGCAGAGTACTGGAAATGACGTGATGGACCCCATCAGTTGACCCCTCTTCTGGGTGTCAGCGTAGTAGCGGTCTCCTTCACACCTTGTATAGATGTGCCCCGTTAGGGAGCGCAGGAATAGTTTTAGATAATCACCCATTCCGTACCCATTCTTCTCTTTAAACATCTCTGATAACTCCAGGGCGACCGTCTCAGAGGCCCAGGCATATAAATTGTCTGTGGCACCTCGGTAGTCTCCTGAGTGGAATCGGTAACCTTTCCCTATGTATTGGGAGAACCTCTCGTTGAAGAAATCTTCACTGATCGGTTCCCCTATAAGGGAGAATACCTTGTTCCTCCTCAAATGGGAGTGCAGGGACTGTTGCAGAGTCTTGAGTACAAAGTAGGTGATTGGGGGGCCCTTACTGATACAACGAATCTTCAGTTTCTCCGCGAGGGGGACCACCTCTACAAGGGGTTCCTCCTCCATCGCCTCATTCACTAGACCCCAGTATGCGCGTCGATACACGGCCTTAAAACCTGCTGTATCAACACACAGTCCGGGGACCACGTCGGGGTTCAATGGATCCTCGTCTAGGACAAATTCGTCGTCATCGGCCCTCTCATCGTAATAAGCACTAACACGACCCTTTACTGGACAAGGCCGCAACTCGTACTTGGTCCAATTCCTCCCACGGTAGAGCTCGCGCTCCATCCTTTGGAAAGATTTTGACCGGTTCTCGAGTTCGCCATACGTGCCCATTTTGGTCCGTGTACGGTTATAGTTCGATGAGGTTGAGGGGAGGACTGGCCTAGCCATATCCTCCAGGGTGAAGCTCCAGTGTCGGAATACTTCTCTCACACTGCGCCTTATCTCATACTCGATGGTCTGGCGTCCAATGTGGTGGGGAATTGTTTCTTCTAGTATAGGCCCTTCAGGCCCATCATAGTGTAGAACCTGAGTGCGGTGCACATAAGGTTGGACGGGTTCTTTCTCACTCGTCATTGTAACATAGCTCTCTAGTGCGGCTTCGGCTAGCATCTTCTCATCGGCGACTGGCATCCCCTTCTTTGACATCAAAATTGACGTGCAGAAGGAGGCACCGCGTTCGGTCTTCATGATCGACCGCGTGAACCGGTAGAAGCTACCACCAAACAGATATCTCGGGTTCTCGTGTTCCCCATATGGGTACCCACTTAACTCCTGAGAGTCCATCCAGCTAGAAAAAAAGTCAGCAATGCGTGTCTTAAAGTATTTCATCCAAGGCATGCCCGACCCCTCAAACAACTTATAGGTTTTAATGACATTGTCAATAACCTTTGGTTCGTCTCTGGGGGTCCACTCAAATCCATAACAAGAAAAAACTTGTACCAGTGCCGTTAGGCATCCTAATACGAAGGTTTCATCCGGGTGCCGGGGAGAAGAAAGTTTACCTTTCACTCCGCGCATCAGTCGATCCACTGCTCTAAAAGCAGAGGTACTTGACTGGTTGCACACACCTGGGGGGACCGTGGTCGCGGCTGGTTCCATAACCGCTTGCGATCGCAATTTACCCTTGATCAGGCTCGTTACGTCCGCGTTGTTGGGAATGTTCAGTGCAACTTGCGTTGCACTCGACCCAATTGATGAGGCGTCAACATCAATACCCTTGAGTCTTTGTTCGCTTGTGTTTGCATCTTCAGAAATTGGAG